AAATGGTGTCTTGCAAGTCAGGAAATTGGTGGGAGACTGATCCACAGCGTGGACGAGCTAATAACTCTGCTGTTTTAATGAGACACAAAATTACTAAAGAGTTCTTTATGGATCTATGGAAACGTGTTGAGCTTTCTGGTGCTGGTGAACCTGGTATTTACTTTAACAATGACAAAGACTGGGGTACTAATCCATGTTGTGAAATAGCATTGCGTCCGTTTCAGTTCTGTAACTTATGCGAGGTTAACGTATCTAACATTGAATCACAAGAAGACTTTGAAGCTAGAGTTAAAGCTGCCGCGTTTATCGGTACACTCCAAGCTAGCTATACTGACTTTCATTATCTAAGAGAAATATGGAGAGAGACAACAGAGAAAGACGCTCTTATAGGTGTGTCAATGACAGGGATCGGGAGTGCCGCTGTGCTCCAAATGGATATGAAGGCCGCTGCAAGTATCGTAAAGAGAGAAAACACGAGAGTAGCAAAGCTATTAGGCATAAACAAAAGTGCTAGATGTACAACTGTAAAACCCGCAGGGACGACGTCTCTAGTGTTAGGAACTTCATCTGGTATTCACGCATGGCATAATGATTATTATGTCCGTAGAATGCGCGTAGGAAAGAATGAGGCTATATATACGTATCTTTCAATACATCACCCTGAGTTAATTGAAGACGAGTTCTTCAGACCTCATGATACAGCTGTAATTTCTGTACCTCAGAAAGCTCCTGAAGGATCAATACTAAGAACTGAATCACCATTTGATACGCTTGAGCGTGTTAAGCGTGTGGCTACAGAGTGGGTTAAGCCTGGTCATCGCGTTGGTTCTAACACTCATAACGTATCAGCAACTATATCATTGAAGGATGATGAGTGGGATAAAGCTGGCGAATGGATGTGGAACAACAGAGAACACTACAATGGTTTATCAGTATTGCCGTATAACGGTGGTACATACACACAAGCTCCGTTTGAGGACATTGACGAAGCTACATATACTAAAATGTCCAAGGTATTATCTGACGTTGATTTAACAAAAGTTATTGAAACAGATGATAACACAGATCTATCAGGCGAGCTTGCTTGCGCTGGTGGTAACTGTGAAGTAGTTTAATTAACTTTAATTTTATTTATTATGACTGAATTAGAAAAATTGTATCAAAACATGGCTGATACCTTAGAACAAGGTATGACTGACTTAGAAAAGTTTGAAGCTGGTAATATGTCGGCTGGAACTAGAGTTCGTAAGAACATGCAGATTATAAAAGATCTGGCTCAAAAAGTTAGAGTCACAGTTCAAGAGCAGAAAAACGCTATCGTAGCTTAAATAGCTATAACGTAAACGATAATCATTATCGCTACGTAAAGCATTTTGCTTATATCAATTTTACGGTCCATAGGGTTATAGTTACCTTGTGGGCCGTTTTCCATATTAAGTAATTGTTATTTTTTGTTTATGGTAAAGCTAATTAAAGTAACGCCGCCTCCCGCTGTGTATAGCATATCTTGCCACTCGAACGTAGACCTTGGGTTTGAATCGTATTTGTCTCTAAGCTCTTTAGCTACACCGATAGTTACAGCTGCAACCAATGGCCCGAACTTTACAAACTTTTCGTTGTCAGTATATTCTACTATAATACTTCTTGTAGCGTGCGCCGCGACATAACCAGCGGCAAAGTGATACGCGTAGTCTTTTTTAAACACAGGTGTTTGTACCATCGTTAGTGACAGCAGCATTGCAAGTAAGTATTTCATGTCTTTAAGGTTATGCTACATTACTGCTAGAGGCTCTACGTCTCCCCATTCCGACTTTCTTTTTAGCATTAACAACCTTTGTTTTTTCACTCTCAGTCATTTGAGCCCACGTTTTAGGTGAATCTTTACTAACACTTTTTGAAGGTCTACAAACTTTAGTATTTTTATTTTCATCAGAGCCACAAGCGTTTCCTTTCTCGTCTTTCCACTCTTCTTTGAACCATCTTTTTAAATCAGCTCCTTTTTTAGACTTTATAACCTGCTTTAAAGGTATTTCTAATACCGTGTGTCCTTCAAACTCATAGTCTTTTCCAGGCTCCATTATCTTTTCGTTACCTTTATTATCAACACCATAAACACTAAACTCAACACCTTTCATTGTTATATTACCTGAAGGTATAAGATTATAAGGCTTGTTTACGTCTGGACTATTTTTTTTATAGCCTTCAGTACTGTACATTATAGGTTTGTTGATTTTAAATCCCATTTAATCATCGTTTTTTTTAAGTCTTCTTCTAACCACGTCCATAGTCTTGCGCATTTTAGCAGCGTAACTAGGGTTTTTCTTTCTGTTAAAAACTACTTGCTGATTAAGACTACTTATTATCTTTGACAAGTTTCTACCTCTTGTCTTTATTAACCACGAAGCTAAATCAGATATAGAAAGATCTCTAAATTTACCTTCTGCGTCAGGAGCGTCTGAGTCGTGCCAGTCTGGAGCTCCTTTAGGTTTTTTCTTCGCTATTGATTCCATTATTTGTTTTTTCTACATTTAGCAATCATGCCACTGGCGTAAGCCGATGGAAACACTTTGTGAGCTTTTTTAGCTTTATAATAACAGTCATCTTTTAGCTTTAAAGAACTATTTTTACCGCATCCGCAATGTTTAGCTGGTGAGTGTCCGTAACCATCTTTTTCTAAAGCTAAATGCTCTGCGTATGTATCTGCCGTAACTTGCTTTCCACCTGGAGAAAACATCGTATGTTTTTTAAATTTTTCTTTACTCATGGTTATGATTTTTTGTGTTTCTTACAAAAGTTTCTAGCAGCCCCAGCACTACCAAAACCCCATTTTTTCAAAGCCATAGCGTAAGGTGTAGGTTCACCTTTATCATCTTTCATTGGATGGTTTTGAGCTCCAAATCTACACGCAAACTTAACTCTATCTGGATGTGTTCCACTAGTTTTTCTACTAGCCATACCAGGGTTTTCTTTTCGCATTTTTTTATTACGCTTCTCGTAAGCTTCTTCTGTTATTTTTAGTGAACTTACAGTTCTATTATTGTATGCCATCGTAGTCTATATATTTAATTTCAACCTCTTCTCCTTGATCTATAGCCTTCGCAATAGCTGGATAAATCCTCTTATATGCGTTAACGCTTTTACCAACGAACCCATCGCGGAGAATAAGATTGTTTTCTTGACTGTCTCCAACGATAAGACAACCAGCAGTATGCTCGTCAGTGTTTCCAGTATGAATAAGAATATACTCAAAACCAGGAACATCAGTGATATGAAGCATACCGCGATGTATGCCAGGATATTTTTTATCATAACGACCATGAAAACCTCCTTCTTTTCTTAGTTCTATTTTATATGTGCCAGCAGGTATTCTAGTTTCACCTTTTACTTTTAAAGCTCTTTGTTCGTCTTCTAGCGTATAGCATAAAAAATGCCTACCTAAATCATTTACTTCAAATAGAATTCCATGCGTACAGTCTACTTGCGAGCTAAATCTTAATACCTCTAGTTTCATTGTATAATAATCTTTGTTGTTATATTTACGCTGTCTTTAGATATTTTTGCTAAATAAAAACCTTTGTCTAGCTCTAAAGTCCTAACGCCTTCGGCCTTATACACAAGCTTACCTTCTATACTATAAAATTGCACGTTTACTTCGGTATTAAAGTTTATCAAACCTGCAGAGGGATTAGGATAAGGTAAAACTCCAAGTCTATTTAAAGACTCTACGCTTGTAGGTCCAGTCCAACCTTCTTGACAATAAACATATAAGTCATTGCAAGCATAATCCCATTGGTCATCACAGCAATACGGATCTACTTCTATCACCCATTCAAAACAAGCATTAGGTGTATAATATACGTCACCGCTAGCACAACCAGCAGAGTAATAACACGAGCTATCAGCGATGTTTGCCTCCGCGTTATAATTAACAGCGGTCGGATCAGTACAACCAGGCAGTGGATAAATACAAGAGCCATTATCAGTGTTTGCAATCGCGTTATAGTTTATTGCTGTACTATCAGTACAACCGTTAATAGTTGGTATACAACTTCCGTTATCAGTATTGCACGTGTCGCAGTAGTTGAAAGCTGTAGGATCAATACATCCAAACACTACAGGTATACAACTACCGTCTTCTACATTTGCGTTAGGATTATAATTAAATGCGTCGTCGTCCATACACCCTAGCACTACATCTATGCAAGATCCTTCAAGCTCTACATTAGCCTCAGGATTATAATTAAAGGCCGTAGAATCCATACAGCCTAAAACGATTAATGTTAAACAAGAACCGTCTTCAAAGTCAGCGTCTGCGTTATACTCGATGTAATTTGGATTCGTACACCCAGCAACGTAGTAGCAACTTCCGTCGTCTGTATTAACACTATCATTGTAATTTAAAGCTGCTTCATCTATACAGCCGTAAGTCTTTTCTACACAGTTGTCTCCACAGTATGGCATACCGTACTGTATTTGAAATGGAGCTAGTGGATCAGCAAATCCACCCGGTTCATATATTGTTATGTCTTCATCAGAATATAAGCTGTAACCACATTGTACCGCGGTAAAATCTGACTGTTGTGTTATATTAAACTTAATACCTACAGGCTCTGATATGCTTAGCTCAAAAGTAAACGTAGTGTCAAAGCCGTCGTCTAAAGTAAATATACCCAAGAAGTTGTCACCTTGGAACACCTGTAAATATGAACCAGCCCAACCATTACCGGCTAAATCTGTTAGCGTTAAATTGTAAGTGCAGCTGTCAACTAAAACATCTGTATTAGCTAAAGTGTCGTAGTTAAACGCTTCTACGTCTGTGCAGCCAAATACTTTCTCTGTAAAACACATACCTGTGTCTACCGTTGCTATTGGCAAAAACTCTACAAAGTTTTCGTTCATACAACCATATATTGGCGGTGGCGGAGCGCAGTCTTCAACTGTAAAACCGTGGTATGCAGCAAAGCCAAAGTTAGCTGAATCTATCTCAACTATAGTGTCGTTGCATCTTACTAAATAGTACGAACCATCTTGACCACCCCATAAACTACCTTGAACACCATCGCCATACGAGTCGAATATATCAAAGTAGTATTCACCGTTGGGCACGCAAAGCTGAGTAACTTGTGGTGAGTAGTCTACTATATCAGTGTATGGCCCACCAGAAGCAATAGTGTCTAAATCTCCATTTAAGAGCACCCAAGACGTTTCCTGTGGATATTGATCCGGATTTATTATAATGTCCAGATATGTGCCGTTAGGACACTGAGCGAACGCTACGTTAACGCATAGTAGTAGTGTAAATAAATATTTCATTAAAATTTACTTATTATAAGTTCTTCAATATATTCTTCAACTTCTTTTCTAGTTGCAACCATTTTGAAACTAAGGTCTGCTTGAAATCTTTTAACTTCTTCTCCATCGTCTAGTATTATTATTGTTGGTACTGATGCTATTTTATATTTAGCTTGATTATTGTCGTTTTCTATTAACAGCTCTGATATATCACAATCTTTCAACTTGCTAAACCACTCTACATCGTTTGCTTCGTTCCAGCCAGCGTTAACGTGCAAGGCCTCTATTTGACTAAAAGCTAACAAACTTGTTAAGCTAAATAGCAATGCTATACACATCTTTTTCATTACTTATAAAGTTTATCCTCAATCTTTTCAAGAGTTACTTTAATCTCTTGAACATCTTCTTGAGTGTTCATAATAGTGTTACGTATCATTTGATCTTTCATATCAAACTCCATGCGCGTAACCTCTGGGTCTGGCGCTAATGGTAGTTCTTTCGCTTCAGCTATTTCAGCCTGCAACGAAAACCACATACCTGTTCCCATCACTAATACTACCCCTAAAGATATGATAGTTTCTAAACTTAATTTTACTTTTGTATCTTTACCTATTTCAGTTGCCATTGTTAAAATATAATGTAGTTTATACCTGCTTTGAAATCGTACCACTCACGATTCCAATATTTGTTATACTTACCTTCAATAAAGCAGCCTAGGTTTCTATTTAGTTTATAACCAAATATAAGACCACCAGAGTAGTCGTACCATTGCTCGCCATCATTAAAGTTGTGGTATGAAAACTCATTGCCATCGTCGTAGTGGTACGGCATCAAGTTACCCCAGCTATGTAGCCAGAAGTTCTTGGTATAATGGTAAAAGTCAAAGCCAACAACTAATGAGTATTGCCACTGATTGTCAAGCTCGTTTCTTTTCTTTTCTACATAATCCTGTAAAACATTTGGCATAACTACTTCGTTCCAAACTTGTGGATTTGTAGCTACTATGTTACCATCAGGATCTATATATTCTGATTCATACACGTCGACGCTGTAACCTTCTTCTATAGCTAAACATGTATAATGTATTCTATTATTGTCAAATGACCACTCTTCAAGTGGATCGTAACCATATGGCTCCGCAAGTCTTTGAACTGCACCTAGATTAAATGATAACTTTTTGTTACCAAGTAATCGTAGCCTTTGTGTGCTTTCAAAATATTCAATGTCTGCAAAACCATCTTTAATATACTCTACTTTAGCAAGCCATACTGGTTCAACATATCTTAAAAAATGATGTTGATCAAAGTACTCTATGCCTTCTTGTCTTTTATATTGCACTTGAAACAAGTACTCAAAAGGTTCTAAACCTACGTTAGCAGCATCTGAAAACGAAGACTCTGTACCATCTTTAAATGTGGTTCTATCTTCGTATCCAAACCTTTTTATTTTACGTATACCCATTGCTAACGAGTAGTCGTACGGCGTAAATACAGTGTCGTATACTAACGTGCTACCATCCACAGAGTATATTTCTTGGTCTGATATTGATGTGCCACCGTTTGCCGCGACGTAAAACGTTGAAAACTTAAATGACTTACTAATCTGCGAACAACATTTTTTAGGTGCTACGCAAGATGTTAGAAAAATTAATATTAAAAATATATATTTCATAGTAATAAATATCACACGTTAATCATGATAGTGACATCTCTTTTTAGGCTTGTCAACCATAATTTTACATCTTTCACCATCAGACTTTATCTTAGTACATCTCTGTTGATTTTTCTTTTTCTCTTCAGCCTTCTTTTTCGCTATTGCTTTTTCAGCTTCTTCAATTTCAGTTTTTTCTATACCAACATCCCAAGTGTTCCAACCTAAGGTTAGCGCAACTCTTTGCCAGCTTTCATTTTGACTGTCCATAACTTCCACTAGGTTGTTGACCTTGTTTAGTATTCTATCGACGGGAAAGTTTGTGGCTCCTGATACTACGTTTGTCACCGCTTGGTACGCTGGATTTTTAATATCAACAGGGTTTTCTTTTAACATGTACGGTATGACTTCCTTGTTATAAGTGTAGCTTTGTATACCTGAGTATATCTTTCTAAACTTAATACCAACTGGAGGTGAAAGGTTAGCTACTTGTATAAGAGTTTGAGCGTGATCAGTGTTAAACTTTTTTTCTTCTTGCTTGAAAAATTCCATAATAGTGTTCTTAATGGTAGCTAAAGCGGCACCAGTAACACCTGTACCTCTCAATATAGAGTCTATCATGTTGTTTACTATTCTAACTTGTTTTTGTTCAAGTTTTTCTTGCTCTTTTTCATCTAACTCATCGTCAAAAGCAAAAGCAAATAGCGCAGACTGCAAAGATGAAAATATAAGGTTTTGTATAGCGCCATAGTATATTATCTTAGATATATTTTCTAGCTTATTACCTCTACCTGCAGCTAAGTCTTGACCAGCTCTATACATTAGTCTAGTATACTGCATTGGCGTGTTTTGAAACGCCAACAACCATCTACCAAGAGCTGAAGCTTGTTGCTGTGATATTTTATCAGGTCTAGCAGACTGTTGAGTTTTTTCAGCTATTTCTTGGAAGTCTATAAAAGCTTGTTTTTCAGCCTCTGATTGAGACATACCTTCTTTCACGTACTTTTTTATTTTGTTTCTATAAAAAGTAGCGCCACCAGAAGCAATGGCAAAACTATCCGCTATTTGCGTTGGTGTAAAACCTATCTTCAATAAGTATGTTAGTGCAGCCTTAGCTTTGTTACTAGAGTTAGCAACAGCACTAGCAAGCTCAGCTTGGTTTACGTCTGTTTTTAAGCCCGCTCTTCTTTGTCTTAAAAAGTCAGAATTAAATAGGAAAGCAAAATCTTTCCAGTATTGAGGTTGATTAGCAAAAGCTTGAGCGGCTTTTAGTGCGTTGTTGTCACTCCAGTTGACAAAGTTGACGGCAGAAAGCGTTTGTAGTACAGCTGATCTAGCGTTAAAAAACATAATAGCACCAACAGAATTATTTACCCAGTTGTTCCATCTGTTGACTATTCTAGAACTGCCAAACGGTCTATTAGTTCCGTTTTCCATTCTATACAAGCTGTCTAGCAGAGCTTCAACAAACTTATTACCGTATATAGCTCTTAGTTTGTTAATGTTTTCGTCTGTAAATATTTCATTTTTGTTTCTTAAAAAATCTTCTAAGAATTTTTTTCTATTTATTTTTGTAGTAATATTTTCTAGATCACTTGCTATAGTTCCAGCTGTCCAAGTCTCATCTGGCTTTATGTAACCAGCTTCTCTTCTAGACAAAGCTCCAAGTCCGTTGGCAAAAGTTATTAAGTCAGGGCTAGTATTAACCACTTTTTTAATAGTCGCTAAATCTCTTTTTGATAAACCAAGATTAGTCATATCGTAACCAGCTTTATCCCACAGCCAAACTCTAATACAAGTTCCGTAAGTAAATTCTGTTCCTGGAACTTTTTTTCCAAGCTTTTTTCTTACCTCAGGCATAGCTTTACGAAGAGCTCTATAATCTGTCATTATAGCCTGTTTTTCTCTGTTCATGTAATCTATACCTCTAGCGAAAGGATCTAGCAGCGTTTGTTTAAACCACTGTAAATGTTGCTCACCTTGTTCACCTTTACCTAAAAACTGATATATCAAACCTTCAAAATCATCAGCCGAATAAGGTAATACTCTTATGCTGTCTTTCTTTTTACCTTTCTGTCTACCGACAACCTCAGAGAATGTTAGATTAGCTCTATAGCCAGAAGACTCTTCTAGTATTTTGTTAAACTTGTTTGATCTATATTTCTTTTCAGCCAACACAACGTTTGAGTTTACACCCTCTACTTGCGTTAGCACATAGTCCATTACCTGAACGTTAGCTTCTGCGTCGTCTGCAAAATAAACATTTTGGTAACCCTTCTCAGTTATTAAGTCTATAGTCCACAAGGCTTTAGACTCAGGAGTAGAGTTAGCCAAGCCTGTTATGTTTTCTCTTTTTAGCTCTATACCTTGGCTTTTCAACCACTCGAATATAGCAGGAGCAGCTTCGGCAGGTCTAGCTGTTAGTATATAGACGTCTTCGTTGCCATACTTAGCTATTCTGTCTTTTAGTTTTTTAAAGAAAGGTCCTGGTTTGCCGTCTATAACTTGATTAAATTGGCTAAAGTCAAACGTGTTACCTTGAAGAAGAAGATCTTGTCCCTGCTTAGCGAACGTAGCGGCGTCTATAAGATACTGTGTACCGTCAGGTTTATTAACTATAACTTGAGAAGCGCTTTCAGCAACCGTGTCGTCAAAGTCTAGTATAGTAACGCCTGACGACTGCGGGTTAGATGCAGCTCTATATTTTTTAGTTTGAGCTATTCTATTTTTAATATCTGTTAAAGCAAGCTGTATCTTCTTGTTTATTTTATTATCTTGAGTTACAGCGCCATCTGTTTTATCCACTGGGTTGTAGTAAGTAGACAAATACTTTTTAACATCATCAAATCTAGTGTATGCTCCTGGATCTGTTGTACCGCCTGGTCGCTTGTCGATAGTAGAGAATAACACTTCGGTACCTAAAACTTGATCATAGCCATCTAGCACGTTATTAAGCTCAACGTCTAGCTCAGCTTGTATTAACTCTTTATCGTTTGGATTTTTAGCTAAAAGCTCACCGTACTTCATTATTATTTTAGCTAACTCAAACTCCATGTTAGCAGATGCTATAACATGTTCTCCTTTTATTCTTAACAGTTCTAAGGCTCTCTTTTTCTTGCCTTCAGCATCAAGCTTAGGGTTATATTTGTTAACGTACTTCATAGCCTCCTTGTATAAAGGATGCTTAGTAGATGGCGTTTGATCCTGTGCAAATATTTGAACTAAAGATATATTAGTGTAAGCTCTTAAAAACCCAGAAGTATTATTTGTGCTGGCCTCTAAGTGTCTAAGAACTCCAACTAAATTATTAGGATCTTTAGCAACTAAGTCAATCATCGCCTTAACGTTAAACTTAATAAAACCGTGATTGTTCTCGTTTATATCTTTTATAGTCTCGCCAAATTCAGCGTCAAAAGCGGCTTGTTTTTCTTGCACGCTACTAAACTCTTGCTGTAAGAATTTTTCTATTTTTAAGGCTATACCTTGACCAGCGTTAACAAGCTTAAGTTTGCTTATTTCAAAGTCTATATCAATCTTACCAGGAAGATTAGCTTTTTTTCTAGCATCTATTTTTAAACCTAAATTATATTGATATTTAGGTCCATTTTTTCCACCCTGAAGTATTCTTTTAGATCCAACTAAGTCAAAAACTTGCTTAGAACCATTTATACCGTTTAACAATTTAGACGGATAATATGGAAGTAGTTTAGTGAGAAACTCAACTAACTGCTTTTTTGATTTATCACTGCTAATGTTTGTTTCAAAATAAGTTTTCAGCTGCTCAGAAAAGTAAGGAAACTCATTATTTACGTACTCTAGCTTTAACGGAGTCTTAAACTTTGTTGGTCTATCATGAAACCAATCTAAGTAGTCCATAAACGTTGTTAAAGTTTTTGAATCAGGATCAATACCTAGATTAGCTACAGCATCATCAAACTGTGAAGATCTATAACCAAATTTTCTAGCTAGATTTACTATATCTGTAGCGTTTCTACCTATAGTAGAAGCGTCAGAATAACCTCTATACTTTTTGGTGTTACCTCTTTCAATGTCTTTTTTAAACTCAGACGCGTAGTTTTCTGCTAACACAACATCCCTTAACCCAGATATATCGTCTACCAGTTTTGATATTTCGCTGTTATTGTTTTCCAGCTCTGTGGCCAATGTCTCTAAGCTATATTCTTGCGCTAGCATTTTAACCAGGCTCTCAAAGCGCATTTGCTTTTTCTTTCTAACACCCTTAGAGTCTCTTGGCATGAAGTGATCTAAAAATTCTTGATCACCTATCGTTATTTTGTTATCTCTTAGTTTTATCTGCGGGCCAGCAGTATTACCAGTTTCTGCAGATTTTTCTCTGTCTATTTTTTTACCTTTCCAATCTTTGGTAAATTTAGGATCAAATATTTTATTTCCATTTTTATCCTTGGCGAAACTACCATCTTCATTTGTTCTAAAAGTACCACCAACTGACTTAAAAACCATGGTAGGAAAGTTTTTTTCTAACCAGCTTAACGGAGCGTTACGAAGTATACCAAACATATTGTTTCTAAGGTATGCCTCAGGATCTTTATTAATTTCGTTTCTTATCTCAGCCGCAAAAGTGCTTATACCTTTTTTACCACCCGGCGCGTCGCCAACTTCTTTTTTAAAGTCCGATATAAAAGGTGAAACTGTTTTTGTTTTTGTTTTACCCTCGTCAAAGTTTACGCCAAGTTTTATTATAGCACTTCTAACGATCTCTAATGTTTTAGTCTTTATATTATCACTAATTTTAGTATTAGCAATTAGAGATGGTGCCTCATCAGCCTCCACGGTTGTTGTAGTAGTTGGTTCGTCAGCTATATCTCTAACAAAAGCACCTTCATCATCAAGACTTACAGACTGTTGATCTATTTCTATTTCTTTTAACCTTCTATTAGCTATTAACTTAGATCTGTTTTTTATTTGAGAATTTATATAAGCAAAATAGTTTTCATTAACTGTAGGATCAAAGTTTCTAATGTAGCTAGTCATATTAGATAATACGTCCTTAATAAACTCTTTTCTTTGTTTTTGATTTTTACTTATTCTGTCGTTAGCAGATATTAAATTGTTAAAATCACCTCTTTTAATTATAGTTTCGTATATGTCATCAAACTCTTCAAAATAAGTTTCTTGATCTAAACCAAATACTAAATCGTTTACATCTTCTTCTATTTGATCGTTAGATCTTTTGTCTGCTCTAAACTTTTTCTCTTTGTCAGACTGCACGCTAGGCTTTGACACCTTAGGTAGAGAAAAGCCTTTACCTTTAAAAGTACCTGCGTTTACAGCGGCAACATAGTCGAATATAAACTGATAAGCCTCAGCTCCAGTTTCAAACTTAGCAAGCTTAAATCCAGCTTTACCAAAAACTTTAGGGAAATATCTGTTCGCTACATCTCTCCACGTAGAGTCGCTTAAACTTTCTTGTTTTATTTTACCATTGTAAACTAAATCAAAAAATACAGCTAGCCATTCTTGCTCAGAATCTTTTAAGTTACCTTGTTCATCTAGATACCCTCTATCATCAAGCTCTCTAATAAGCATGTCTCTATCAGATTCACTCAAAGCATTGACAAAATCAGTTGTCATAGCCGTAAGCTCTTCGTCGGTAAAACCTAATAAGTCTAAGATATTGTGAAAAAGCTCGTGAAACTCTACTCCTACAGCGTTCATTTTAGCTGCCATCTCAATGTTAATTAAAGATATTTTTCTGCCATCAATATATATTACTTGACCAGGATCTAAGTCATCAGCAACTATAGGGTTTGTTCCAGCTTCGTCACTAGTAGCACCTTGCTCTAATAAAGCTTGCCTAAGTCCAAAATACTCTGCGGTGGTTTCAGTATACAGTAAGTCTGTATTAATTTCTAAAGCCATCTTTTCAGCTATTTCAGCACTTTTTCTAAAAGGCTGTTTTAAATACTCAAACTGAGTTTCTAGTTGCTGTTCAAAAGTAGCCTGATCAAAACCGTATTGATCTCTGTTTTCTAGCAATTCTTTTAACTCAGCTTTCTTTTGCTCTAATATTATTTTATCAGATTCTTTGTCACTAATCTTTAACCTAGCTATCTCTAGCTCAAGCTTAGCTATTGCTATTCTTAAGTCAGGATTTGTTATAGAAGCATCGACTAAAGTTTCCGCATGCTTTAGTGCAATAGCATCTGTTAGTTCTTGGATCGCCTTAGGAGGCAAACCATCGAAGTCGTTGTTTTCTAACATGGTATTCCACTCAGTAGCTAACTTTCTAATGCCATCACCACTTTCAAAAGATTTTTTTATATACTTTTGAATTTGACTCATAGTCATCTTATCTCCATCTAAGGTTATAGTTGGAGTAGATAATACCGCGGTAATAGCGTTAGGCGCCTCCATAAGTGGACCAAACACCATTTCCATCATTACCTCGTCCATTCTTATAGAGTTGTAAGCGGCGTCAAGATTGAATTTAACTTCACCGTCTTCTATGCTTGTACCTCCAGATATAACTTGACCGCTAAGTTCTCCAGTACCTCCTCCAGTACCACCAATTAAAGCTGTAGTACCAACCTGTTTTGTTTTTGTAGTAACTTTAGGTACAACCTTACCAACAGTGTAACCAGTTATAAGATCTACGACACCTATTGAAGCGCCGTATAGCTTTGCTTTAATCCTCATGTTTTCTAAGACGTCTTCATCACTAACTATTGCTATATAGTTTTCGTACGTCATTTTTTTAGAAGGAACTCTACCATCAGCATAAGCGTCTTCTAGCTCTTCTTGTAGTATCTGCGAGTATATATTGTAGTTTGCTAAAGTAGCACTAGAAGTTGCCATCCAACCGTTTATTGATCCTTTAACAAACCCACGGAGAAAAGCAGCTGGTGCCATAGGCGCTCCTACTATCGTTGAGCTAGTAATACCCGCTTCTAGAGTACCTTGCATCATGCCAGTAGAAATCATTCCTTTTTTAGCGTTATCTCTAACTTTTTCAGAGTTAACACTGGCTCCAACTTGCATTGCTAATATATTACCTAAAAACGGTAAAGCGACTGTTGGTTGATCAATTATAGCCTTAATAAACCCAAAACCTCTGTTTGTTTCTTTAGCCTCTGCTTCTATTATAGCTTGAAATCTTTGTACGCTTTCTGGAACAACGCCTGAGTTTTGAGCCTTCATCGCTTCAGCCCAAAGCGCGTTAAAATCTTCTTCGCTTATTTCAGCTCCTTTTTCTTTTATATCGCCTATAGCGTCTAAGCCTTTTGTCCCGTCCCAACCTTTATCGGTAAACTGCATAATGTCGCCAAACAATCTACCCATGCCTCTTCTGTAGTCGTCTAAGCTAACTTTTTTTGTTGACCACTCGTACTCTAATTCACCGTCTTCTCCTTGCACGACCTCAATATCACCGTAAGGTAAAACTTTTCTGTAAGCAAATTGATCGTATATTTCTTCTGCTGCATCACCAACAGTTATGCCTGGAGCTATAACTCTGTCGGTAATTCCATTGACCTCTTCTCGTATAGAAGTTGTGAGCATATCAAACCAGTTGTCACTCTTTTCGTCAAACTTTTCTGGTTGATTTACTCTTAAATCTACTTGCTCTTGGTGATAGTTTTGCTCAAAGAAATTATCGTCTTCTTCAGACAAGCTTTGCTCTGGAGCTAAAACACTGTCACTTTTAAGTTCATTAACAAAAGCATTTTTTCTTTCGTTATACAATAATTGCTCTTTTTTTCTAGTGTTAGAGAGTTGCTCCGAAAAAGAAGTTTCCGAGCTGGATGCCATATCGTTTTGCGACACAGCCTCCGCATCCATTGGAGCAGTGTCTAGTTCTTTTTTTTCTTCAACGTTTTCTACTGACTGTAGTTCGTCAAGGTTTACGTCTTCCTGCTCTTCTTGCTCTATTTGAGGATCTAAGTCAGCAAAGTCGTTTAAAAATCTTTGTTCGTTTTCTGGTCCAACGTTAGCTTTTCTACCGTCTGATAATGTATAAATTGGCATAATATTTTATTTTACGATTCGTAACCTGTGATTGTTTTAGCTTCAACTTTTCCGTCTACACTTTCTAATGAATATTTAGGATTACTTATATTGCTTAATCCTTTAGACCTTGCTAATGCGTTGTGGTTTCTTCTAAGTCTTTCAACGTTGTATTCTATTATTTCTTGCTTTAGCATTTGACCAACAGTCTTATCCTCTATCTCGCCCTTCTCGTTAGTAACCTCTATCAAGTCGTCCATGTCTACTGTTCCATCGAATATAAATGTTTGTTCTGGAAAAGCCTCTAGATAATGCTCCATGAAAGTAGTACCATCTTGATTAGCATCGTCCATAGCCCAAGACATTAAGTTGCCGTAATTTATATTAGAGTCTGGACCTATAGCTGAACCTATTATAGCTTTTGTTGTTTGCTCATCGAAATCTAAACCTTCTCTAGTATTGTTTAAAGCTTCTTTTTTCCATTTTAAAAACTCTAGTTGACCTATATTATCTTGAGGATAAACATGCTCTTTAATATCATCTATAGATGCTCGTATACTTGTAGCACCAGTTTTCTCTATATTGTCGCCAAACAAAGCAGAATTATCAACTTCTATGTCAAAAACTATCTCTCCGTCTTCCAGCACTTTCACTTCAGCTGTTTTTGTCATTATATCGTCTAACGCTGCTTTGTAGTGCAATTTAGATCCAGCAGAATAAAAAGACTTTCCTAGAGGACCACCACCTGACATTTCAACCCACTCTTTTTTGTCTGCTTGAAGATTTTTAACGTTCTTAACAAGGTTAGTCATCTTGTCGTTTACGTCTTGTATCTCTTGCTTTGGGTTAAAGTCTTCTGACTCTAGCGGCATATACACTCTATCTTCTCTTTGAGCTAGAGCACCACTTGGTCCAGGGCCAGTATTCCAAGGCTTTGCTTGTGTGTAATTATGAGCTTTAAACAGTCTGTCTCTAGAGCTTACTGAAAAGTTAGCACACTCCATGTTGCCATTTTTAAATTGATTAAGACCTTTATTGTCTGCCTCGTTGTAAGTTTCAACTTCTCTTGAAACTCTTCTTTGTCTATTTTTAGCTTTTTCAAAAGCGTCTGCAAAAGCATTAGCATTTGAAACGCCAAAGTATGGATCTGAGTCGCTGCCTTTGATGCCTTTAGTTCTAGCTCCTTCAACTAACGTTTGGTTTGCTTGCCTCATAGGGCTTTTGTATGCAATTGGCGCTCCTTTTCTAGCGTTTTTAGCTTTTCTTCTAGCGGTACTTCTAGACATACCATCAGCCATGTACCTGTCTATTAGATCATTGTATTCGCTTTTGGTCAAGTAGTACCCATCAGCAGACTCTTCATTTTTAACAGTTCTTCTTCCGTCGCTTATCTGCCAGCCTTTAACATCTCTGCCTTTAGTTTCTCCCCCAACACCACCAAGCGCATCAAACACAGGTTCTTCTTTGCTTTTTTTATCGTCGTCATCACCGCTTTTCTTGCCTCTACTTTTATCAAAAGCCTTAGTAAAAGCATCTACGTTAGATACTCCAAAGTATGGGTCTGAATCAGAACCTCTCACACCTCCGGTTCTAGCTCCTTTGATTAAAGTTACATCTTGCTTTACCGCTGATTTATCTTTGTTTTTAGCCATGCTCTTTATTTTTTTGATGGTTTTCTTGCTTTACCAACGCCACCTTTGTACGTCAATCCTCCAACAAAAAACCCAGCTGTTTCGCCGATGCCTTCGTACAACATGCTTTGATTATCTTGCAATGATTGATTTGCTTCTTGCATATTTGTTTGAGCAATACCAGTGAGCGTAGATTGCTTGTCCATTTCCATTCGCTGAGACATGTATCTACCTTGTGCTATTTGGCTTTGTCGACTTGCTTCTCCTTGAGCAGCCAACCTTTGATTTTGAGCCTCTTGAGCTCCTAGGCTAGCAGAAGATCTTCTAGCGTCTATAGATGCTTGGTTAGCTAAAGACTGAGCTAAAGATCCTATACCAGATCCTCCAGCTGATTCTCTTAAACTACCTAATATATTTGCTTGAGCCTGCTGAGCAGCGTCTCTTTGAAACTCGGCTTCTTGAGTATTTACGGTTAAGTCTTCAAATGCATTTTCTATATCAGCATAGGGGTTAGAAGTGTCTAAAGATCTAAAAGCGTCCATTTCTGCTGCTAGATCATCTTTAGCTTGCCTTTGAGCTTCTTTAACCTTCCCCATGTTAAATAAGCTAACGCCCATTTTAACTAGGCCGCCAATGAATTTAGTTGGTGCGGGTTTTTTATTTGCCATAATATTATAATGTTATTTTATAATCACAGTTTTAGCAGCCTATTTACTGCTTATAAATGCCTCCGTGCCCAGGCTGAATAGCTCTGCCTTTTCAGGAGAATCGTTTTTTAATTTAACCTCGGCGTAATAGCCTAGTAAAGAAGAGCTGTTAGCTAGGTTGTCTTTAGTGAACATTAAGTACGAGGATGTAGTAGGCAAAGCAACTGACAAGTCGTGCTGTATAACTAACGTTGTTGTGTTTGCGTTTATATTTCTAGTTATTGTCAAAAGCTCGCCAGACTTTACCACATCGTTAGTGCTATCTACGTGAGAATGATCACCGTAAGTTGTTGTTTCTGCATAATACATAATATCTCCCACTTGTAAAGAAGTGTTTGCTATGTATGGTAATACTATTGTTAATTGTCCTAATGCCATTTTTTAATCTGCTTGTATTTCGTAAACTACTGTAAATGCTCCGTCAGGCTCTTGTAACTCAGGCGAAGGCACGTTCAAACCAACGTACAGTTCTCCTGTTGTTACGCCAGCTGCGCTTGATGCAGTCGGAACAAAGTAAGATGTTAAGTTTGACGTAAGTGGTCCGGATGATCCTCCTACATCAATAGACGCCGTCCCGCCGCTAATATGAAAGTTGCTAGCCGCGGTTATTGTAAATTTGTACAAAGGAAGAGTTATACCATATTCAAACGGGGTTACAGCTGATAAAGTGCCAATAATACCAGAAGTTGATATAGTAGCGTTGTAAAACTGGAGCACGTCATCTTCTGAAGCATCAACGTTATTTGCAAACGTAATATCTGTAGTAGAGCCTTGATCTGTTATGCTACTAGTTAATCCATAACTAACAAAGTTAGTTGCGTTTCTAACAAAGTGACCCGCAGCTCCAGCCGTTAAGCTACTTGCTATATCTTCATCAATACCTATAGTTGTGTTGCTAGATACATCAGAAGTTACAGTGCCCTGTTGATAGCTAACGTTGTCCCAAGAACCATCGAGTAAACCACCATTGTCCGAAACAGTTGTCACACTTGAAGAGTTATCGGCAACAGCTAAAGTGTGGTTTTGCCCAACATATTTATTAGTTTTAACTCTTACTCTACCTGAGAAAGTTCCAAACCCTGTAGTAGTTGGACTTGTGCCTCTACCGCTTACTAATAAATCTATATCTATTGGAATAGATGTGCCGGTTGTTAAAGTAAAGCCGTTTAAAACTACCGTTACAGTTATAGTGTTGCCGGTGTAGCCCACGGCTAACTGTTGAGATGTGGCTGTATTCGCAAAGGTAACCGTTGAAACGTACGTAGCTCCACCAATAGTAAAGCTTACACCGTTTATGCCGTGTGTAAACGTAGTGCCGCTAGAAGCTGTACCACCTCCAGCAACAAAGTCTGACGCTTGTAAAAATACTCCCGAATCTGGCGTTATTGTTATAACATAAGATCCGCTTTGAGCTCCAGACAAGCCATCTACAATTACGTCATCTACAGTATATGGGTTAGAAACACCACTAACATCTTCGTCTCCTAGGTCGTAGATTTTTATAGAATTACCTCCAGACAATGAGCCTGATGTTAAATTTACTGATCCACTACCACTTATTACTCCAACGCCTTGAAAAGAAAATTCTCTAGGATCTATGTTACCGCTAGAACCTTGTTGGTAGGTGCCATCGTTTAACAATCCTATAGCGTTTGTGTAAGTAGTTTTTTCACCTCTGATGTTGTTGTACCATCTACCTTCTTTTTCTATAAAATCACTAACGCCACCTTGTTGAAGGTCCGTGTTTATACTGTCTACGTACCAACCCGACGTGTCGTCACCGTTGACTCCTCCTGAGTAGTTATTGTAAAACTCAGCATCATAAAAAGTTATAACAGAGCCAGCTGCAATGTTTTGCGTAGCCGCGTTAGACATAGTTACTACTAAACTACCTTGGTTAGCATCGGTAGTCATGTTTTCCGTAGAAGAAACAGTAGTTCCAGCTGGAATACCAGCTACGTTTGCAGTTAGTGTCATACCCGTGGGTACGTTAAAATCTGTGTCAAAAATAAGTACGCTCGCTCCTGAGTTAGTTTGAGAGTTTAACGTTCCTGTAATGTCTTTTTTCCACCTAGACTGAGTTCCAGAGTAGTTTAGCGTTTGAAAGCTTTTTACAGAATCTGGTAAATCGTTAAAAACAGGTGATACGCTACACTCGTAAGTAGTGCCGTAAAAAGTTCCAGCAACCTGATTTGTCGTCTCGTAGTGGTGTATGTACATCATACCATTTTTAAACGTGTAGTATTCATCGTTTAAGCTTATACCTCTCTCTGGTATAAAAGACTTAAAACTCACCCAGCCTTTGGCAGACTCATTATATGAAAGTGTTTCCACGGTTTTGCTGATTGACTGTCTGTCTAAGGTGCCAGCGCCTGTTGAGCCGTGAGTCGTTACGTTATATTCGCCTTTATTTGCGTCGTAAGATCCAGATATAGAAGAAGCTTTAGCAAACAAATCTCCAAAGTGATCCGACATACCAATTTCGCTTATTGGTGTAACACCATCTCTAGATAGTCTTATCACAGCACCTCTTTGTCGGTCAGTGAAGTAACATCTATATTCGTCCGCGGCAAATGACTCTGGATCTGTAGATATACCAAAATCACCCGAAAAAGGTATTGCTTGACCAAGAACAGCGTTTACAGAAGTTAAATTAGTGTTTCCACTAGCGTTGAACAAGGCGTCTTTATTTGCTAGTATTTTTAAAACTTTGTCTTCACAAAAAGCTAGCACATCGGTATTTCTAGAAAACAACCTTTGAATACTACCATACTCGGGATTTATGTCTTTTGTTATAGATTGTGCTTGTAAAAACTGGTTTAACTTGTTGGTAGAGCTATTAGAGTTGTATAGGCCGGAGAATATTATACCATGCTTTCTGTGGTCTTCTCTATAGTTTTCAAAGGTACTAGACGCTCTAACGCCATTGTCAATAGTTACTTCGTTAAAATCGTCTCTAATTCTATCAGATTCAACTCCATTGCTATGTGAAAATGAGTTGTACCAGTTTAAGTAAGCTTGAAAGCCGGTTTTGTTTGTTCCAAGCGGAGATTTGGCTGTATAAGGTATAATATCTATTATTTGATCATTACCACTGTTGCCGGGGTAGTTGTAAGCGTTTGGCCCCTCAAAGCTTATTGGTAAACCTACGGCAGAGCCGTCTTGCTTTATAAACCATATTGTACCTTCATCTTCACCGTTAGCAAAGTTAACTCTAGGATTTAGAGGATCAGAAGAGTTTATAGTAATTGGTAATGTTCCAGTTTCATAATTGTATTCACCTATTGCTTTGACTCTAATAGGATGTTCATGGGCGCCAAATCTAGCAGAGCTAGCGTTTCTAGTTTGTATGCCGTCTGCTCCAGCTGTAAACACTTCTATAGCATCGCCAAGTTCTATTGAGTCTCCAACTGTATCACCCATTTCTATAACGTCAAGTATAGACTTTTCATCTAAATAAACAGGGTAGGCTTGAGAAGCTTCGTACCATATATTTAAACCTAAATCAGGATCTGGCTTTGTCTCAAATATAGCTGGGTTAGCACTACTATCTATTTTATCAGCACTACTAAAGTCTGAGTTTAAAGCAGCTCTTAACGTAGCATCGTTAGTAACTTTTACAAAAAACTTTCCGTCTCTATCTGCAGCTGATATAACTCCACCGTTAACATTTTGTTCAAGAGTTGGAGATGTAGAACTTTTAGCTAAAACTCTATATTCAGCGGGTCTTTCTGATCTAAGAGCTCCAGTGTATGAGTTTTGACCATGACCATTTTTTAATATCAATGTGTCGCCTTCGTTGACTTTGCTAGAGTCTGCAGAATTGAACAACAACCAAGCCTCACCGTTAGTATGGTGAACTGAAGCGTTGTACGCTTTGTATAGAGGTATGTTATAATATTCGTTTGAAGTTTCTTTTATGTAAAACTTAAACGATCTAACCCAAGGTGGTAAATCGTTGTACATTCTTATAAAAGGCTTAACAACACTTGGAGAGTAATAGTTAGAAACAGTTTTAGATGATTTTTTACTTGTCAAAACAGGCGTTTCTCTGCCATACTCATCTCTAAACACAACCCCAACCTCATAAGTCCTGTTTGATTTTAAAGACTCTTTTAATGATATAGGGTATATCTTGTCGTAAAAATGAAATGTAGATCCATCGTCTATGTTCATAGACTGTATGTCTGCTGAGGCCACAATTGTGTCAGAGTCTGTTATGCTAGATATAGTAGTTCCAGCCGTAACAAAACTGTCAGCGTCTGCTCCAGAGATAAACATGCCTGGTTCAAGATCGTAGTTGGCACTAGTAAGGTTTAGTGTTGTCCCACTGTCGCTTGCAGATACTCCTGTATAAATATTGTATGTTGGTACATTTTCAGCTGGCCAATATTTTAGCTTAAAGTCAATGTCTATTTCTATAGGTTGACCATTACTATTTGTTATATCGTAGTTTTGCAGGTAATTACCATACATAATTCTATTAGCAGATATACACTGACCAAGGGCTTTTCTAGGGACGTTGTCAAAAGGTCTAAGCAATTGCTCTTCTTCTACAACTGTACCGGTAAGCTCTGATGTTATTTCAAAAACTCCGACGTTATTAAATCTCTTATCATTTTCAAAAGAAGTTCCTAGGTGTATACTTTGAACTGAAGATGGGTGAAAGTTATTCGTACCATCTTCGTAAAACTCTTTTCTAGTAAACTCTTTAACTACAAAAACACTAGGTGAGTTGCTAAAGCTTTGTAAAACTTCTACACCAACAACATCTAAAGGAGTGTTAGCGGGAAGTAAGTCCATTAACTTTATTGCGGTTATTTGGTTTTCCATTGCCTTGTTATAAGCTTCAGCATCGTTTGCCACGTCTGTATTAGTAGCAAAATCGTAGTCAGCTGGTATAAACAAAGGTTTTGTAAAAGGTGAAAAAGCAGAATACTCCCCGTCCACGTATTTCCACCTTGTAGCAAATCTAGGGAAAGAGTTTTTATATATAGGCTTTTTGTTAGTATCGCTTGTAATACCACTACCAAGCGTAGCGCTATACGTGCTGGCTCCACTTATTGTAGTGCCTGAGTTAGGTATTGTTCCTGCAGCTAAATCAGAAGCGTCTAAATTTGTTTCAAATATACTAACTTCAAAACTAGCTACGTTGGAGGATATACCACTAAAAGATTCTACAACAACTTGACAAGCCGCGTCTGTGTTACCGCTCAAACCAACCAAAGTAACTAAATCTCCGGGTTGGAAAAATACGTTTGTTGCGGTTGTTAGCGTACCGGTGGTAGATATTTGCATCGTAAATATATCGCCGTTGGTCAAACCAGTTAAGTTTACACTATTTATAGGCACAGAAGAATTATATCTACTTGTTTTAGCCGTTTCAACATGAACTGTCGGAGGTCTTAAAGGATTTTTCTTTATAACCGTTATATTCTCTTCTTCAACAATATCGCTAGGCATTATACTAGCACTAATAGTTGTAGTGGTTGGAGCTGAATAAGTACCTCCAGAGTTTGTCGCCGCGTAATCTGTTTCAGAGTTATTTAATGGTCGTAACAGTCTAGTTGTCTGAAATATTGTATGACTTGCTAAAGGAGCGGGTATGCCTTGTGGTCCATCAATATTTGACAAAGGACTTATACCACCTTTTTTAAACCTTTCTATATTTATCTTTTTGGGCTCACTGTTATTGTCTGTCCAGAAAAGAAAACCATCCATAACATCTATTCCGTTGACAGTGTTCTTAAAAGGCGTGTACGTAGAATCTGAACCTCCAATTGTTGTTGGTAATAACAAGCCTTCTTTAAAGTTTAAAAACCTTGGCTTTTCAAATATCCAAACCAAAGCTGTGTTGTCAGGAGCTGGAGTGTTGTCAGCTATATATACTTCCTGGTTAACACTAACGGTTGCAGTAGCGATGTCAAGCCCAGTAACTATAACTGGAGTGTTTATGGCGTTGCCATTACCGTCTACTAAAAAGCTTGTCCCAGCTTCGTTTTCAAGTCTAACAGTCATGCCTAGCTCTATACCAACTAAACCTTCATTAACACTTATTCCAGATACGGTTGCTGCTTGATCAAGAACTATAAGAGTTCCGGCGGACATATTAGCTGCTGCTCTCTGCACTCTGTACGCGTCAACTAAAACGGGTTGCCTAAAACCGTTTAACCCAAGGCCTCTGTCTAGCGTTTCGCATTCTATTATCGCGTCAGATCTAACACCCGTGTTAGGCCAAGTAGTTTTAAAGTCTGAAGCGTTTCTAACGAAATTGTATATTTTATCTGTAGTTGGATCTGTAGCAACACCTACTGTTTCAGCTGTGCTTGACAAGTCGCTATTAAGGCCGTAAACGTATCTCGATGTACCAGCGCTAATACTTCCTGTTCTATGGTAAATTTTTAAAAACCCTATCTTAGCGTCTCTATAGTTTCCCCATAAGTTTTGAACTGTACCAACATCACTGTCGTCAGAAGTAGAAACCTGTATATTTAACGCATCTCTATATTCTCCTTGAGGTACAATTCTTTCATCAAGGTCTTTATTCATTCGACCTTTTATAAAATTACGCTTAAATTCCGGCATACTTAGTGCTTAATTTGTTTTGACTTACCTCTTAATATCTGAGTGATTTCTTCTAATTTAATATTAGAAAGTCTAAGTTTAGCAACTCTTTTTGCTGCCCAAGCTTCTTTTTTAAATCTTCCAACCAAATACTCTGGTGTATTTGCTCTTGTTGCAAGTATAGCGTGAGCTATATATTTATATAACGCCTCTTCAGCAAACTTATGCACTTTCATTTCTGATGTGCTACCAAGACTATCACTTATGTATTTAAGTATCACAGTTTTACCAGACATATTAGAGCTAAAATGTATTTTACCAACATGCTCATCAATATAAAAAGATCCGTTTATTTGCGCGTACTGAGGGTCTACACCGTAACGTTGACCAAAGTCGTCATCGTATACGTCGTCGTCGTAGTCAAAATCTTGCTGAGTTATTTCACTAGCAGCTGAGGAATTATAAGCATCCCACGTGTCCGACTCCGTTTCATAAACTAAAGCACTTCCTCCTTCAAAATCAAAGCTACCATCAGCGTTTTGTTTTGGATTTCTAGGATTACTAGTTTTAGAAGTAGGATAAATAACGTGCTCGATACCGTTGCCGTCTGACCAAGTTAGCTTAACATAGTTAACGTAATCTTGTGGCAAAGTTATTTGTAGTGTTGCTGGGCACTCTAACTCTATAGCTTTAACAGACTTGAACGTATCAAAGCTTAGCTCCTGCAATCCACGCATAGCGTGAAAAGACACGTCCATTCTTTTTATTTTGCTTATAATTTTATCTTCACCAACATAAGCTATTATAAATTGACTAATAATATCATCTAAAGATGTAAATTGATACCCACCAAATGATGAACCACCATAGTAAGCCGACTCTGTTGTTGTAATTGGATATTCTGCCATTTATTATTGTTTTTTCTGTTGGATTTCTTGAGCTATCTTTGTGTTAGCTCCTTGTACTATTTCTGGTGATTTTATAGAGAATCCAGCTAGCTCTAGTATTTTCAACACTAAAAAGTTTTCTTCTGATGGATGTAGTTGAAAGTCTACGGCTGTGCCAGCATTAAATAAAGGAAACTCATTACCATTGCTTGAGTTAGGCACCACTACATATCCCCAGTAAGCCGTGGTTGGCTTTTGGTAATAGTTTATTTTAACATTGCTTGTTATAGCTGTTGTTCCAGTCATCGTTATTGCTGAGTAACAATTAACACCTGAAGTTGTCTGAACAAAAACAGGTCTAGAAGCTGTTACTATAGGCAAGGGAGACACTCTGTATTCGTGTAGCTCTTTTTTAGTTATTCTTTCTATAGGTATAACGTTGTTGCTACCATCTGTATAATACATGTTAGATATTCTATACAGATCGTTTGGCAACGTAGTTCCACTTGTTACGGTGGCGTCGTGTATTTCAAACTCTGATAGCTTTTCTTGAAGAAACATAACAATGTCTGAGTGACCCGTGTCGTTTCCGTGTATTTGCTCAAACTGCTTTAGATCATAGAAATATTTTTCAAATATATCCATTTGAGCTTGATTAGCAAATAGATTAAATTCTTGAGGCGTTATAAAGCCTCTTTGTTCTTTATTGGCAATGGCCAAAACTCTTTGATATACAGTATCTACACTAATCGCCATATTTTATATTTTTATAGTTTAGCAACCACCCCGAAGAGTGGCTGCTCTACTATATGGGGTTGTTACGAATTTAATCGCTTTTCAATATTGGAGTAAATCTCCATTCCTTCGTCAGTCTTAAACCATTGTGCTAGCGCCGAGTATGGGTGCTCATCAAATGGTACTGTCATTAGCTTTCTGTCATTAGACGCCCAAGTAAAATGACGTTGATCAGAAGACAAACTAATTATTCCTAGCTCAGTTGCTTTAATACCAAAGTTTCTAAGCTTAACGTTGTCGTCAGTTACTAGCTCTAAGAACAATCTAGGATTTTTCTTTGCAAATACTAGTAGATCTCTTCTTAGCTCCTTAGAACTCATCTCTGCAACCTTAGATCCAATCTCTACTCTCATAACAGCTTCTGCCATTTCAACATCTAGGTCTAAAGCAACTATCATAGCCTTAGCTTCAAACTCTAACCAGTCGACATGCTGCGCTGCTTGCTCAACAGGTTTGTGCTCTTCCCAAATCGTATCTCTATGCGGGTGATACAATGATAGAAGCTTTTGCAAAACAACTTTGTTTCTTGGGACAAATAACGATCCGTTTTCAAAAACAATATGCTCTAGTCTAGCATCACCTTTAAACTCATCAACGAAAGGTGTTCTTTGGTTGTTGGTATATTTTAGCTCTCTTTCGTAGCCTTTTTCTTCGTCAAAATAAAATATGTTAGATCCTCTCGCCGTGTAGGTTAAAGGAGCTTGATTATTTTTTAAGAAGTACATCCTATCTTTTATTTCCCAGCCATCTTCTGGCCCTTTCTTGACAGGAGTTTTTACTTTTTTTTCTATAACTACTTGTTGCATCTCATTAGACGCCGTAGGTTGAGGTGTTTCTACCTCTGCTTTTTTTGTTTGCTTTTTAGCCATGATATAATATAATAAAAAATTAATAAAAAACTACCCCACCCGAAGGCAGGGTAGTTAATGAATATGCTTACTTCATCAACATGAAGTTGTTAGCACCTTGAACAACTAAACATCTTTCAGATAAGTAGTTTACTTGCATTGCATCAAGATCAGATGTAACGTTTCCGCCAACAGATCCAGTGATCCAAGTTTTTAATCTACGATCTTCCATTTGCGAAGCTCTGTAACGTACGTGTAAGAACGGACGCTTTAGGTTTTTACCTAAAACTTGGTCATACACAGAAGATACACCAGCAGGAATAATTAAACCACGGATTGCTCCAGAAGTATTAAGCCCGTTGATCCAACCACGAGTAGACTTGTCGTTTAGATATTTCATGTCAGACTTATAGAAGTCATAAGAACCTCTACGGAATCCAGAGAAACCTAAGTTTAAAGCCATATCTTCAGAGTTGTTGAATACTCCGTAAGAAGTACCACCAGCACCGTAAGAGTTCATAGAAGCTAACATATCGTCCATAGCTAAGCTAGTAGATCTGTCAACAAATAACATGTTCTCTTCAATAGCACCGTTCTCATCAAACTTAGCTAAGATAGCGTCAAATTCAGCTAAATCAGTGGCAGCGTTAACACCAGTAACACCAGTTGTAACGTGACCTCTTGTAGTAATAGCAGAGAATAAACCTTCAGTACCTGCAGCATCACCAGCAGTTCCAGATAATTCGTTTTCAACGACTGAAGCGCCAGCTACTTTTTCAGCTTCCATCATTGTCATCTCTAAGTAATCAGAGAAACGAGCTCTAGTATCGCCTTCGGCTTTTAAGTACCATAAGTAACCTGATTGCCCTTCTTCACCTGAAACTTCAACCCAACCGATTTGAGATGCATCAGATCCTGATACTTCATATAAATCTTTTATAATGATTGGCTTGTTAGTGTGAGATTTGAACTGTGGCTTATTACCGTCAGCTTTTCCTGTAGTACCTTTAGCGTGCTCAGAACCAAATACTAAGATTCTATAAGCTTCAGCACCAGCAGCGTCAGAAAACCCTGCGTCATCAAAGTTAGCAGCTCCGTAAGGAAGAATCTCAATGTTGTTGTCAGAAGCGTTAATTGTTTTAACGTAACCTCTTAATGTTAAAGAAGAGTTAGCAACTAAAACAGTATCACCTACACGAACACCGTGAGTACCAGCAGCAACAGTGTTTCCGTCAACATCTTTGATTATAGTAAATCTGTTGTCAGAAGCATCATCATTACCACCTACAGCGTCCTCACATGTAGCAGTATAAGATAAGTGTAAACGACCTTGCTCAGACCAAATAACTTGATCAGAAGTCATAGCCTCTTCAGCACCTACTTGAGATAGAAATCCTGAGATAGTTCTGTTTCCAAAAATCTCAGCTTCTTGCTCAATTAGGTCTGGTAAAAATTGTTGTGACCAGTCAACACCTGTACCTGACGCGAAGTCAATATAGTTAGTTGCCAGTGCAGCTTGAATTGGAGCGGCAGCAAATGTACCTGCTCCGTAACTTGAAATTGCCATTTTTTAATTAGTTTTAAATGGGTTAGTAATTATTTTCTTTTGAGTTTAACTTTAAAATCTCTAGAACCTTCACCTTGTAAAACTCTATACTTAGTGCCTCCAACTTCAACTTCTGGGTGAGACTGTCTTGGCTTCATGTCCACGTTCTTGCTATTAGCAATACTAGCTTTTAAAGCGTCTGCCTTACCTTGTTCGTAAAAGTGGTTAGCAATAGCGTCCGAGTTCATTGCTGTAAACAAAGACTTGTGATAACCCTCGGCATCTGACATTTGATCGTTTTCGTCTAGGAACTTCCCTATGAAATTGTTAATGTCACCTTGAGTCGATTTTACTTTGTCCACATCGTTAACGTTAAATCTAAACTTTTTATCACCAACTTTATATTCGAAACCTTCGAACTTGTCGTTAAAGACAGAATCTGTCTTTTGTTGAAAGTGTTTAGCTTTACGCTCTTGTTCAGCTTCTTGCTCTTTCGATTCTTTATTGTAACGATTAAAAAAGTCCATTGCTTTTTGCGCCTCTGGCGTTAGCTTAGAACCAGCTTTTATTTCGTTGTAATATTTAGACTTTTCCCCGTCTAAGTAGGTCTTAGCATTGGCAACTTGCTCTTTTAACGCTAATTTTTTTCTTTTAACCTCAGCTTCTTCATCTACTTCTTCGTCGTAAGAAAACTGATCTTCCATTAAGAAGTCTATCTCTTCGTTGTTAAGATGAGGTTTTGTTTTTTTATAGTATTCTTGAAGAGCTGTCATGTTATCCATCTCTTCAACGTTTACGTTTAATTTAACATAGTCGTTTATATCCCCGCCAGTTTCGTTCATAAACTTTAATAAGTTACTAACGTTCTCTGGTAAATCTATATTACTTGTAGGCTCTGGTGCTTGCTCTATAATTTCTTTAGCTTGCTCTACAGCTTCAACTTCAACTACTTTATTTTCCTCTGGAGCTTCAGGAACTTCTACTACCTTAGCAGGTTCTTTAATCTCCTCTTTGTTAGCTAATAAGTCTACTTTAATAACGCTTGGATCTCCAGCTGAATTAAACTTAGACTCATCTATTTTTTGCTCCGGCGCTTTTTCAACCGGCTGAGTAGTTTCTTCAACTACCTTGTTTTCTTCTTTGTCCATGATAAAATATTATATAATTAGTTATTATTTAAAACGATAACCCTTCAAAAGAACTATTACTCGTTTGCTCAAAGTTTTTAGGTGGTTTATTTTTTAATCTTTGGTCTATCATCTCAGATTGCTGAGAAGCTTGGATCTTTGTTCTTTTGTCTTTTCTGTTTTCTCTTTCAGCTTCTCTATCAAACAATCCTTGAGTTTCTAGCTTTTTCAAACTGTAGTTCATTAAGTACTCTTGCTCCATTATAGCTTTTTTAGCTTCTTGCTCTGCCGCTAAAAATCTAATCTTTAGCTCGTTCTTTCCGGCCTCTAACTCTAGTTGAGACTGTGTTAAAGCTTGTTGCTTAGTGATTTCTGACTGAGCGGCTGCTTGCTGCGCTTGAGCGTTAGCCTGAGCTTGAGCTTGTATGTTTTGCTGTTGTAGTAGTTGATCTCTTTGACCTTTTTTCTTTCTTCTAATCTTAAGCATTTGATTAGCCAGCTTTACATTTTTAATAGATCTTAAATCTATAGCGTCTTCTAGGTCTATTAGCTTGTTAGCTAAAGCAACTTGTATGTTGTTTTCTAGCATTTGCTTTTCTTCTTCGTCTGGAGCTAAGTCTATAAATATACCAAAATCGTAAAGATGTAAATCAGACATAGATTCTAAAACACCTACGTTTTGAGCGCCAACAGCTTGTATGAAAGCGTTTTTAGTTGGAGAGTACTCAAGTATGTCAGATATTCTAAGCGATAAGCACTCTGCGGTTTCAGCTGTTAAAAATAAACCAGCTTGTAATATATGTCTTGTCGCTACGTTTGAGTTTGCTGCAGCGAGTTTTTGAACGCCTACTAAAGCGTTTTTGTCTGGTGTACTACCATCTCTAGCTTCGTTAAGTCCGGTCGTATCTCTTATCATCTGTAGGTAATAGTTATACGTTTGGATTAAGCTTTGCATTTTTGCTCCACCGTTTCCAGATTGTATTTCTTGAATAGGTACCTTACCAGGATTCATATCTCCGTCAGAAGTAAATGATCTACCAATAACACTACCTGTTTGGAAGAACATGTTTAAGGCTTCTTGTGGATTGTAGTTTGTTCCATTACCTAAATCTATTTCAGCTAAACCATCAGCATCCATATATATACCATCAGGTATTATTCTAGACATAACTTGCTGTAGCTTTAAGTGGGTTAACTGAATCATGTCAGCAAAACCTGTTATTCTACTAACTATAGATTCTATTGATCCATTGTACATTCTTGGAGCAACAATAGAATAGTTCATTTTAACTTTTGTAAAATCACTTTTGGGTCGCATCATATTCTTAGACATCTCCCACTTGATAAGTTTGTCTGTGCCTAGTATTAAAGCACCTTCGTATAAACACTCAACAGATCTAAGTAATCTTTCATACTCTCCTTGCTTTTCAGCCGGAGGATTAAACGTGTCATCTTTAGGTATGGCTTTATCAGCGCCTGTAGAAACAGTTTTAACTTTATACACCTCGTTCATGTAGGTCTTATAGTTGAAATATAACACGTCAACTATATTAGCGTCTTTTTCTCTTCTACCAGCGGCATAACCTCTATTGTTTCTACCACTATAACTTTTAGATTGCTTTATTATATCCTCAAGTTCCTCTGGCATAATATGAGGGAATTGCTTGACAAGCTCGTTTACAGGTATTTGCTTGACTTCACCAACGTAATATATGTCGTCAAAATATGGTGAGTCTGTATGAGAATAAATTAAATTAGCTGGATCTACATAGTCAACTGTAACTCCTTCAGAGTTGTTAAAGCCAGTCTTAACGGCCCCAATACCTAAAACCGTTAAGTCGTAGAAAAATCTTTTCTTTGTTAATTCATATTTATTTCCTTCTAGCAAAACATTTATAGCTTGCTCTTCAGCTATTTCAACAGCCTGCTTGTAGGTTAGCTGCATGTGTAAAGCTAGTTCTTCTTCCGTCTCTGGAAGCTGAGCCTCATCGTTTTCGAAAGTATCTACGCCTAATTCTTTTTTAGCATACGCAGTTAAATCTTTGGTTTGCATGTCTTTTAATATAGACTCCATGTACTCGGTTCTTTTTATTATACCGAACGGATCTTGTGCAAATGCTTTTATATCGTAAGTTCTTTCTGCTATACCGTTTACAACAATATCAACGAACTTAGGGATTATTGGAACTGGCTTCCAATCAAGGTTTAAGTAGCTTAAGTCACCATTTATAGACAACTCATCTTTATACTTTTGTATAGACTGTTCTCCACGAGCATACAATCTCCTCTTGTGGTACTCGCCTTTATTGCTTTGATACTTGTTGTTTTGGTAATTCGTACCAAACCACTCTTGCTCAATAGCTTTAGCAACTTTTAATCCGTACTCAAAACTTATTTTTTCTAAGTCACTAACTACTTGACTAGGAAAGTTACCACTATAAATTGATTCAGCCATATTTAATTTTGTATTATTTTAGAGACACCACCTTTATTGTCGAATCTCGATATGCTTATGTTTAGTTTAGGTTTTTCTACTTTATTGTTTGGTGCATACAAATGCCTGTTACACGCCATTACAGCAAGTCCAGAGCTTATCGCGGCATCAAACTTGGTTCTTTTGTTTATGTCAAACTTAGCCCACTCATTAAGAGTTTGATTGAAATACATATCACCATATTTACCATCGCCTAGATGACCAACATGGGCTTGTATATACATTTCTATTGCCGCTGCGTGAGCTTGCTTTATATCTTCGCTTGAGTTAGGTATACCACCAATCTCTTTTTCAGCTACGCTAAGCTTGTTCCAGGTCTTGTCGGGTCTGTTCATGCTAAATCCCCTGTAACCTCTTCTACGCATATAATAAAGTAGTCTAGGTTTGTTATTTTCCGCAAGTATTGGCATGCCGTAAAAAACACACGCCATTAACACATCTTCAAAAAACATTTCGGCGGTTTGTGGTCTTGCTATGTATTCTAAGAAAAACGCGTTAGCAGGCGCGTCTTCCATTGAAAACTTTGTTAATCCATGAAGAGATCCGTTGGATCCTCTACCATCAACAGTACCGCTAATATCATAACTATCGCAGCCAAAAGCTCCCATGTGATCATTGCCAGGGTATTTTATTCCGTTCTTAATTATTATTTTATTCTGAAGATGTGGCTGCGGTGTCCAACTTATTTTAAACCTACCCTTTGGATCTGGATAAAATATTACACTTGAGTCTTTAACACCGTTAATCCACTGAAAGTTACCCGTATTTATTACCGCAGAACTTCCAATACCTTCGTTGTAATCTATTTGTTCGTATATTTTAACTAAGTTAAATATACTGTTTTTTGTTTCGTCCCTAAAAGCGTGTTCTTCAGTTCTTGGAAACTGACGGTAAAATTCGTTTAAACCGTCTTGATCTTCTTTTAAACCATCAACCTCGTTTTGCCAATGATCAATAACACCTACTTCTATTAATTCACCGTCTGGTCCATAACATCCTTCATCTGGAGTTCTAAACACTGGTTGTCCAAACTCGTCAATAAAGCCTTCAAAGTTCCACTCCATTGGAATAAACAGAGAGTATAAACCAGACTTTGTTTGACCATTCTTATTTCTTTTAGTGACATCACTGTCGTTGTACAATTTTTTAAAGTTATCACCACCTTTGTCTAAAGCATTTGATGTTGATCCCATCATACATTTTCCAATAATTCTACTACCTAGCCTTAAGCAAGTTTTTGTAACTCGCCAGTTATTTAGTATATTATCAGGCCTTTCCCACTTACCACTTTCATCGTGTACAAGTAAAGAAAGCTTTTCACCATCATAACTGTTATCACCAGTGTTCTTCCAGTCAATCGTAGTGTCAAGACCTTTTATCTCTTCTAGCTTTTCGTTAGTGTCTATTTTCTTACGAGTAAACTTACTCGCCGGCACACGATATGCTAGTTCGGATTTTGGTCTATCCATACCATCTTGTATTGGCTTAAAAAAGAAAGGATAGTTTATTGATATAGGTACAACCTTGTCGGTAAACATTTTCTTTGCGTCAGCTCCACTCTTTGATAGTATTCCGTATCTACTATCACTTGATATAGTAGCTTGATTAACTGTTTCTGCGGAACTCATAAAAGAAAAACCAGAACGTCTATTTTTAAGATAACACATTCCATAACATCTTTTGTCTACTTTACACGCTTCCCAAAATATAAAAAACAACCTGTTAGCTTCACGAAAATCAGGGGCGCCAACGTCTATTTTGCTCCACTGCAGATACATGTAATGCGCGCCTGTTATGTAAGTTGGCTTATCGTTGTTGTTAAACCAAAAGCCTTTTTCACGTCTATTAAACTCTTCGTCTATGTAGTCGTGCCATTGCTCTTTCTGTTCCTCTGGATAAGCTTTCCAGTCAAATATGGTTTTTATTTTTTTAAGTATATCGGGCTTTTCTAGCTGCTTCCATTTTTTATGTTTGTTTGAGTGCACGTTTTTTGGAGCTTTAGGCAAAGCTATTTGTAAGCCTTGTATTTTGTATATCTCCCCTATTTGCCCATCGTGAGACAATACGACAACATCATGCTCCTTATTGTAACCGTGAGCCCATTTTCTACCCTTATTAAGTCTACTTATTGTAGTCTTTTTTATAGGTTCTACTATTTCGTATAAGGTTTGTTCGTACATTATTTAGATCTACCTTCGGCAAAGCCCTTAAAAACTTTCTCTTTCTTTGTTTCATTAGCCTTACCTTCGAGTAAAGCTTGCTCTTCTTGTATACGATTAAGTATCTCAAAGGCATCGAATATTGCAAGCTTCTTTGTAGCAGCAGCGTTCTTAAGTCTATCGGCAGTAATATCATCGCCACTGTCAACAATAGCTTCTTTAGCCACTTTGATAAGCTCTTCAACCGCTCTATGCCCAGCTTGGATTATACTCTTCTTCGTTTCCTTTACGTTCATATTTAATTGTAATAAAATTAGATAAAACTCTATATAGTCTTTTACCGTCTACAATAAACTCGTATTTAGAACCTGGTCTAAAACCAACTAAATCTCCAAGGTTAACTGTTCCGTCTGTATACTTGACAATACCAACCAAAGGTTTCTCGGCGTCTAAGTTATAGCTGTCAACGTCTTTTATAGGTTGAACAAAGCAATAACCTTTTGGCGCTGTCCATGTATCGTTATTCTTTTGTAGAAAAATTTGATCTTGTTGGACTATATAAGTGTTTTCGTCAAAAAAGCTTTTGCTGTTTCTTTCTACACCTCTAACGTCGTGCCATCTTCTAAAAACATTGTGGTGAACTAAAACTGTATCACCTGGCTTTATGCCTAAATCGTCGCCCACCATAGGGCAAGATATAACTACGGCCTCTCTGTTTACATATTGATGATTAAATATCTCTGTATTTATTATCAAGTTTTTACCACCAATCTTTTTAGAGTTGTTATATCTTTCGCCTTTTGGCTTTATGACAAAACCGTAAACACTTTGCATTAGTATTCTAAGTTGTATTCTACAGATATTGCCATGTTTTTATTAAAAGACTTCCAAGGCAACACATCTTTATTTTTTCTTATATATACACTATACTTATCTTTTTCGTCAAGTATATCACAAATAGTATGCCCTCCATACACCTCTTGGCCTACGGAGTAATGCATAGCATCTATTTTATAATCTTTACCTATTGTGATTTTACGAATTAACTTGCTCATTTTCCTCGTATTTAATAGTTCCATCAGCAATGTTAACGTCAACACTTCCGTACTCTTCTTTAAATTTTTGTTGAAGATTTTGCACCATACCTTGAAGCTGCATAACCTCGTGAAGAATATTGTGTTTTTGAGTTTCTATCATACCAAGCTCTCTTTGGCCTTGGTTGATAGCTTTAACTACGGTTTGTAGCTCTTGTAGTTGTTCTGTTGTAACTTTTTCTGCTTTAGGTTTTAAGTCAACAACTTTATCCCTTTTAGGGGTTTTTCTCTTCGCCATAATTTAATTTAATTTAATTAATAATAATTCACACTTTCATGTCCGCGTAGGACAATCCTAAGAAGCTATGAACACCTTCGCTATCAATATCTACCTTGTAACTAT